ATAAAGTCGGTTGGTGGAAGAAAGGGGAACAATATAGATATTGTTTAGGTATGGGGCTTGATGGACTCGTTTATTATCGAACAAAACGTCAGGTCTTAGGAAATAGTAGGTGTATCACTGGTAGACATCCAGACTTTGATAAGTGGTTTGAAAAAGCTGAATATGTTGGTTTGGAATTGGAGGATACAGAATGAAGATTTATGTAGTAAAGTTTGGAAATAAATTTTACAGAAGTGATGAACGTTCTATAGGGGCTAACACATTATCCATTGTAGACATACTCCAAAGTGCAAGATGGTTTGATAATCTCGAAGAAGCTAACCAAGTTTCACGACGACTTGGTGGATTAACGCAAGTATATGAACTGGTCACTGTCGATCATGAGGAGGTAGACGAATGAAACTAAAAGACGGATTTTACGCTAGTAGTCACGGCATCGGCGGTTTGATGCTAGATATGCCGACAAAGAATCCTAAAACACGTAAGAAACCAAAATTCAAAGTCGGTGACATGGTTCGCTGCGAAGCAGAAGGGTTCATCTATCCGTTTCGTGGATATGTAGAGCATCTCTATAATCACTCAGCAATCATTCGCATTGAAAACACGATGGAATGTGACAAGCGGTTAGCGAAAAGCAAAGAGAATTTAGCAGTGGCGAGATTGGTGGATATGGAGGTTATAAACAATGAAATTTAAAATCCTTGAAGAGGACACTCGCTATAAATTAGAAAAAGAATTAAACGATTTTGCGAAAAACAATGAGATTCAGCATATATCTTTAACGGCTTCTAAGTCCGGTTGTACAACTTACTATGCAGCTGTTGTGAGCTATGTAAGTCGAGAAGTGTAACTCGGCAAATAAAAAAAGCCGGATCGCTCCGACTGATGTAATAAATCCGACAAGTTTATTATATCACAGGAGGCAGCTATGGAGTTAAAAGGAATTGAGTTAAGTGACATCGAAAAAATGCAAGGAGATCATTGTGCAATCATCATTTCAAACGGGCAAATGAAAAGTGTAAAGCTTCCTCCGTTTGGAACAATAGTCATAGAATCCCATTGCAATAAAGTCAAGCAAGTTAAAGAAGAAGTGAAACAATTATTTTAAATATCGTCCTACCAGAAAACTGGCGGACACAAGTTGACAAGAACTTTCTTGTTGATTTGTGTCCGATTTTTTGTTTGCGAAATTATTGAGGAGGCTATCTATATGAATGATTTAATTCAGGAATACAAGAATGACTTGAAAATGTTGAAAAAGCAACATCAAAAAATCTTAAATAAACGATATCGCACACCTGTCAAAGAACATGGGAGAGTGATACATAAATTAATTGATGATCGTTCTCCTCAAGATATAGCAGATCAAAAAGTAATAGCAGAAGCTATCTCTACTACAGAGTACGCTTTATTCTGGTTAGAAACAGGCAGAGAGAAGCCTTTCGATGATGAGCAAGCCAAGAAGATACCAAAGCATAGAAGAGCCGTTAAACTGGCAGATATAGACGTTATGAGCTATCAAGTTTATTTACAGGAAGTAGAAAAGCCAGCAGAAGAGACGATTTCTCCGAAGAAAAAAGAGATGTTGCTCCAAGTGACGGAGATAGAATCTTTGCTTTCTAATAAAGAACTGACATTATTTCATTTAATTAATAAAGATTTATGTACTTATGGAGAAGCAGCAGAACAAATGAATCTAGCTGTGGGTACTGTTAAATCTATGTCACAGCGAATTAAAAATAAGATCGACAATTATTTTGAATATGGTCATCAAATCAATCTATTTGAAATTTGCTAAAACTTGTAAACCATTCCCACCTATAAGTGAAGACAATTAATAGATTAGACACTCACAAGTTTATTCATTCTTTTATTCTGAATAATTGTTCTTCAAAAATAAAACGCAAGGGAGGAAATCTCCCTCATCGTTTAATTAAGCTTCGATAGACAGCAACGGAAATATTAAGAATAAGGATGTGAATTTCAACTCCTTCTAAATTGTTCTTATTATCTATCATCCGTTGCTGTTTATTGTTTTTTGATTTATTCACATGATAACTAAAGGTGAGTGAAGAGAAATGATTCCATTAATAATTTCAATTTTTGCGCTTTGTCTTAATGTCTATATGATTGGATTTAAAAATGGGCAAAATAAAAAATAGTAGCAGCCAAGAATAATTTTATAGTGTCACTGTGGCGGAAAGGGTAGACGCTTAAAAATAAGGTCAATACGTCGAGGGATAGCCTTAACGTTTTATGATTTGACCGTGCAATGTTCGATTCATTGCCAGTGATTTAAGGAACCTACGGAAACAATTCATCTTATCGGATGCCGATGAATTGGCTGACTAGTCGGGATGCTACTAGCAGTTAGAAGGCATAAAATACTAGCGCAGACGTGCGCCACTCTCAGGTGTAGGTTAGGAGAGAAACATTAGTTGGGGTTATTAGGAATACGATAACCTGCTTGCGACAAAGCTTTGTACTGTCGCGTTGGTCATGAACAGAGACGGTATTCTGTTTCAGTATTCGTTAGCAACCGAGGGTTGGAAATGGGCGCTCAAAGTACACGAGCAAGGCGAGGTCGATAGTAATCGATGGAATCGGTGTAGGTTGCTATTACATAATTGGTTAGGTTAGATTGAGACTTGGGATTCGGTACAAATGAATCGTCAAATGACTCAAGCACAGGATCGGAAACGTCCCTGCCTGTGCATTACATATTAGATCACTCATTGAGTGGTCTTTTTATTTTACATAAAGGAGGCTACATAATGAGAAACTACTGGTATATATCACTAACAAATAAGTACCCACAACCAAACGCAGATGATCCAATAAGAGTGGTTCGGTCAGTCCAAATCAAAAAGAAATACTCCATCATTGAAATGACCAGAGAAGCTACACTGAAAGAGATTGATAAATGCAAACTTCTTTATTGCGGTCATGGTTTCTATTCAGATAAACACATACAGGAAAATCTTTCAAAGTATGTGTAGATTACAAAACAAATGTTGCAAACAAGCGAGGTGGTGTCACATGTGAAGAAATACGAACTAGCTAAAGATGATTATGAAAAAGGGTTGAAGTATAGAGAAATAGCGGAAAAGTATGGTGTATCCATCAGCACAGTAAAGTCATGGAAATCCCGTTACTGGTCTCGAGAAAAGGTTGCAACCAAGAACGCAACTATTCCGAACAACAAAGGAGCGCCAGAGGACAACAAAAACGCTGTTACCCATGGCCTTTTTGCCAATTGGTTACCTTCTGAAACATTAGAAATTATGAATGAGGTTGCAACCTCTAAACCTGAGGATATATTATGGAATAATATCATGATCCAGTACACGGCTATTATCCGAGCACAGAAAATCATGTATGTTGATTATGAGGGTAGTTTGTCCAAAGAAGTTTCTAAGTGGTCCTCGAGTGATTCTGGAAGTTCAGAAGAATATGCTATTCAATATGCTTGGGATAAACAAGCGAACTTTATGAACGCTCAATCCAGAGCCATGAGTACTCTTGCTAATTTAATAAAACAGTTCGTATCAATCGCTGATGAACAAGATGAGCGACGTAAGAAACTTGAACTCATGAACACTCAAGTTGATCTAGCTAAAGCACAATTGAAGCAATTAGACGATGGCTATGATCCGACAGAAGAACAAACTGTAATTATTGATGACATTCCGTTAGTTGAAAGCGAGGCTGGTTCAAATGGCATTAATGGCCAAGAAACAAACTCAAATTAAGACTACGGACTTGATTAACCCACATTTTTATAAGATGTGGCACACACAATGTCCGTATGTTTTGATGAAGGGCGGACGTGGATCGTTTAAATCATCTGTTATTAGTTTGAAACTTGCTACTGAAATGAAGAAACACACGCAAGCAAAACATAAGGTTAACGTTGTTTGCATGATGAGTCAGCACAAGTATTTACGTGATGCGGTTTATCTGCAAATCAAATGGGCGTTAAGTATGTTGGGAGTTTCTAACGAGTATAGGTATCGCATGGCTCCTTTAACGATCATTCATAAGCGTACAGGGTCAGCGTTTTACTTTTATGGCGTTGATGATCCATTGAAACTTAAATCTAATGCGATAGGCGATATTATCTCATTGTGGTATGAAGAAGCTGCTAACTTTCAAAGCAGTGAAGTATTTGACCAAACAAATGCTACGTTTATTCGCCAACGCTCTAAGTATGTGGACCAAGTAAAAGTTTATTATTCGTGGAACCCGCCAAAAAATCCATACGATTGGGTCAATGAATGGGTAGAGAAATGTAAAGAGCTGGATGATCATTTAGTAGACCATTCAACTTACTTAGATGATGAATTAGGTTTTACCGATCCGCAACAACTTAAACTAATAGAAACTTACCGCAAGAATGATGAAGACTATTACAAGTGGCTCTATCGTGGCGAAGTCATTGGATTAGGGACTCATATCTATAATATGAATCATTTTAATCCATTAGATCAAATACCTGATGATGACTACATAGTGAATCTTTATTTCTCAATCGATAGCGGGCACCAAGTGTCAGCTACAACGTGTGGTTGTTATGCATTAACTAGAAAAAAGAATGTAATCTTATTAGATACGTATTATTACAGTCCTGCAGGTAAAGCAAATAAGAAAGCGCCAACTGAACTATCAAAAGATTTGCATGATTTCATAGATCGTTGTCAGACTGAATATGATAAATATGCCTATCAAATTACGATTGATTCGGCAGAAGGCGCATTAAGGAATCAATATTATCTAGATTACAATGTCCGATTACACACTGTAGCTAAAGCTAAAAAAGTAGACATGATTGATCACGTTCAAAGCTTACTTGCACAAGGTAGGTTTTTTTATTTGGAAAAAGAAAGCAATAAGATATTTATTGAGGAACACAAAAAGTATCAATGGGACGAAGACACGTTGAACAGTGATGATCCAAAAGTTATTAAAGAGGATGATCACTCTTGTGATGGTTTTCAATATTTTGTACGTGATAATCTTCAAGACTTAGACCTGAAATGGTAGGTGAGAAAATGGGAGTATTCCAAACGATTAAAAGTATATTCAAGAGAGGAGTTGATAGCGTGAATATGAGTTATACTGGTCGTGATATTGCTAAGGTAACGGATCATCCTAAAATAGGGATTGATTCAAGAGAATACGATCGGATTGCAAGAAACTTTAGGTACTATTCCAATCTATTTCCTGATATACAATATCGTAATTCATACGGGGAAACACAGAAAAGAGAATTTAAGTCCCTAAATATCACCAAGACAGCTTCTAGACGGTTAGCGAGTATCATCTTTAATGAGAAGTGCAAAGTAGCACTAAAAGACAAGGAGGAGCAAGCAGAAGCTTCGAAAAGCATCCAATCAGCTGTAGAGTTCCTAGATAAAACACTTTATGACAACAATTTCTATAGTCTGTTTGAAATGAACCTTGAAAAAGGGATTGCTGCAGGCGGTTTTGCTATGCGTCCTTACGTTGACGGTGACAAGATCAAAATTTCATGGATCCGTGCAGATCAATTTTATCCGTTACGCTCTAACACAAATGAAGTAAGTGAATGCGCCATTGCAACAAAGACCATTCAAACAGAAGGTGACGTGAATTACTACTATACGTTGCTAGAATTCCATGAATGGCAAGATGATAAGTATGTTATCAGTAACGAGCTTTATAAATCTGATAACGATAATATTGTTGGTAAACAAATTTCATTAGCGGTTCTTTATCCTGATTTGGCTGAAACTGTCACATTAGAAGGATTGAAAAGACCGCTTTTTGCATACTTCAGAACGCCTGGAGCTAATAATAAATCGTTAGAGAGCCCATTAGGTGCTGGAATTGTTGATAACTCAAAAGAGATACTTGATACGATTAATACAACTCATGATCAATTTGCTTGGGAAATACAATTAGGTCAACGCCGAGTAGTTGTGCCAGCAGAATTCCTCAAAACAGATGAAACACACCCACCAATGTTTGATACAGATCAGAACGTATTCGCTGGTGTATACGGCGCTGAGAATATAGGGGTCAAAGATATTACAACACCTATTCGTACAGTTCAATATAAGGACGCTATCAGCCATCTGATTAAAGAGTTCGAGGTGCAGGTTGGTTTGTCAGTGGGTTCGATGAACTATGCAGATGACGGTATTAAAACGGCCACTGAGATTGTTTCTAACAATTCCATGACTTATCAGACACGTTCAAGTTATTTGACTATGGTTGAAAAAGCCATTAATGAATTAATCCATTCGATTTTTGAATTGGCAGGTTATGCAGAACTCAATTCAACTGGAAAACCATTGTTTGAAATAAATTACGATGATTATAAAGTCGATATCAGTTTTGAAGATGGTATTTTTGTCAACCAAGATAAACAACAAGAAGATGATTTAAAAGCTGTGGTTGCTGGCGTGATGCCAAAGAAACAGTTTCTTATCCGTAATTACAATCTAAGTGATCAGGAATTAAAAGAATGGTTGGATGACTTGAAAGAGGAAATGCCTGAAGCAGGATCAACCGAACGTCGTAGTCAAGATGCGTTATTCGATTTAGGTGATTAATTATGATTACACCAGAAAAAATGCAAAAGGCCGCAAACTCAATTATCAATATCTATTCAGAACTGGAAGACCGAATCTTTAACATCATAATCAAAGCGTTAAAACAATCTCGTTTTCAAGATGTAGCTAAAGAAGATGTGCTTTTGTGGCAAGTAAATCAACTTTCTAAAATGGGTACATTAAACGATAAAGTCATTGATTTGTTAGCACGATATACAGGAGAGACTCAAGAAGCGATTGAACAATTGATTAAAGGAAACGGCGTGAAGATCGTTGATGAAATAGACCGTGAGCTTGAGCGAATGGTGCATAAAAGTATTCCTGTGTCTGACGACGTAAACAAAATTCTAGACTCTTTGGTTCGTCAAACTTTCCAAGACTTAAATAATAATGTCAATCAAACGCTGATCACTACTAATTTCAATGAGAATGCAGTCATGAGAGCTTATCAAGCAATTCTCAAACAATCAACCATCGAATCTATGACAGGTCTTAAAACGCATGAGAAAGCCGTGAAAGATAACGTCTATAAAATGGTAGATATGGGAATTAAGTCAGGCTTTGTCGATAAAGCTGGTCGTGAGTGGTCAATGGAGGCTTACTCGAGAACAGTGATTCAATCCACCTCACACAGAACATTCAACGATTTACGATTGCAACGAATGGAAGACTTTGACTGTGTTACTGCATTGATGAGTAGTCATCCAGCAGCCCGTGAAGCGTGTGCGCCAATCCAAGGCGGATGGGTATTAACTGTGCCGAAGAATGAAGCACCAGAAGAATTCAAACATTTACCCTCTATTTATGATCACGGATACGGCGAGCCAAGCGGAACGCAAGGAATTAACTGTACACATATTCTTTATCCTGGCCGTCCTGATGTGAACACGAACAATCAGCCGCGATATGATCCAGAAGAAGTACAAAGAAATGCTGAGATCCAGCAAAAGCAAAGAAGATTAGAGCGTGATATTCGTTACCAGAAGAAGCGAATGAATGCGGCGTTAGAGTTGGAAGATCCCGAAACTGTCCAGATGTGCAAACAAGTGATTGCTAACAAACAGAAACAGTTAAGGGAGCTTATCAACGAACATGGGTTCTTAGTTCGTGATTACAGTAGAGAACAAGTACAAAGTTAATAATTTAAGCCCAGCAATCGCTAGTCTTTTTATTTTGCCCTGAATACGGCGTTAAACTGTTCAATCCATCGAGGGCGTAGCCTCGTTAAACAACGAAAGGATGAATGAAATGAAACGTGAAGAACTGAAAGAACTTGGCTTAACTGATGAACAGATTGGATCAATTATGGCTTTGCATGGTGTGACTGTGAACGAGTTGAATAGTCGGGTGTCTACCGCGGAACAACAGGCCACTCAATATCAAGAACAGTTAGAGAAAAACCAAAATGAGCTGAATGATTTCAAAGCAAATGCTAAAGGAAATGAAGATCTTACTAAGCAGTTAGAGGATTTACAGTCTAAGTTCGATGAAACGAAGACGAGTTCTGAACAACAAATTGCTGATCTTAAAAAATCATCAGCGATTGACTTAGCTCTAACACAAGCCGGGGCTAAAAACATTAAGGCTGCTAAAGCCTTGCTAGACAGCGAATCATTGGAACTGACAGACGAGGGATTAAAAGGATTAGATGAACAACTGGCCGCACTCAAAGAGAGCGACGGTTATTTATTTGGCCAATCTGAACAGGTTCCACCTAATCCCGATGGTAAGAAGGCTACCTTTTCTGGGAATGCTAGTTCTGCGCAAAACATTGAAGAAGATGCTTTTGCTAAAGCATTAGGGATTATGCCAAACAAAAATTAAATTGGAGGGAACAAAACATGGCAATTAATTACATCACAAAAGACAATGGAATTTTCGATCAAAAAATCACTCAAGGATTGTTAACGACGATCTTAGGTATTCCACAAGTTGAATTTGTGAACGGTGGTAAATCATTTACATTAACTACTATTTCAACTTCTGGTTTAAAAAACCACACACGCAACAAAGGATTTAACAGCGGAACTTACGGAAATGACAAAAAAGTTTATACAATGGGTCAAGACCGTGACGTTGAGTTTTACATCGATAAACAAGATGTTGATGAAACAAATCAAGATTTGGCAGTAGCTAATATCTCGAATGTATTTATCACTGAACACGTTCAACCAGAAATCGATGCTTACCGTTTCTCTACTTTAGCTTTAGGAGCAGGCAAGACTAAGGAAGAAACAATTACTGAAAAGAATGCTTATTCAGCCATTAAAGCTGCAATTTTACCAGCTCGTAAATTTGGACCACAAAATTTAGTAGCGTTTGTATCAACGACCGTAATGGATGCATTAGAACGTTCTTCAGAATTTACTCGTAATATCACTAATCAAAATGTTGGGCAAACGGCACTAGAATCTCGGGTAACTTCTCTTGATGGTGTGTTATTGGTCGAAGTTTGGGACGATACTCGTTTCAAAACTAAGTTCGATTTCACTGATGGCTACGCTGCTGCCGCTGATGCACAAGACATCAATATCTTAGTTGTCGCTAAACAAGCAGTTATCCCCGTGGTTAAAGAAAACACTGTCTTCTTGTTTGCACCGGGCGAACATTCACAAGGCGATGGCTACTTATATCAAAACCGCTTATACCACGACTGCTTTATCAAAGAACAACAAAAAGAAGGTGTATCTGTCTCTTTGGCCCCAAAAGCTTAGCCCCATCCGGCGTAACTTTGAATAAAACAACAGCTACGCTAACGGTGGGATCAACAGAAACATTGTCTGCTACTGTATCACCAGAAACGGCAACTGATAAATCAGTCAAATTTACCTCTAGCGATGAAACAATTGCAACGGTAACGCCCATTCAAGGGAAAGTGACAGGAGTTAAAGCTGGTACGGCAACAATCACAGCGACAACCGTAAATGGTAAGACTGCTACGTGTGAAGTCACGGTAACCGCAGCAAGCGAAGGATAGCTACTAAACTATCCTTTTTAATTGAAAGGAGGCAGTTATGAGCTATCTTACGCACGATGAATATTTAAAATCAGGATTCAACAAAGTATCAGTTTCGGAGTTTGATGACTTAGAAAAATGTGCTGCACGTCAGCTTAATCGAGTGACAGGCGATTTTTACATGAGACATTCTTTAGCTGATGACACGTTCAAATATCGAGTGGATAAGTTCAAAATCGCAATGGCTGTCCAAATTGAATATTTGAAGTCAGTTGGAGTTACTTCGTTATCAGACTTACTAAATGCTTCCCCTTCAAGTGTCAGCGTTGGTCGTATGCGTATTGAATCTGGAAGCACGAATGCAGCAACAGTTGGCAGAACGATGGTTGCAACAGAGGCTTATAACGAATTGATCTATACAGGACTTCTTTACAAGGGAGTTGACTATCGATGATTCCATTAATGCCAAAGCAATATTGCAACCAGTCAATTACATTACGGTTAATTGATGGACATGACAAATGGCAAAAGCCTATCTTTTCAGACCCAATCACGATTAATCATATGATTTTCCAACCTCAAACAGTGTACAGCGGTAGTAATAATAATCGGCAAGTGGTAGCCAACGCTATCGCTTTTTTGTTTGCTGGAGTATCTGATCCGATGCCAGTGATTAATAAAAATCATGTTGGGTCAAAGATTGACTTTGAAGGTGAGACTTACACTATCATGACGATCGTAGATAACCGTAATCCATACAGTAACGAAGTCTACTCGTATGAGTTGGAGGTGCTGTAATGCTACATGTGAAAGTCAAAAAAAACGGTGTAGATCGTAAGTTGTCCGTGATGAATATCAATTCAGCAATGTATTATATGACATCTCAAATGCACATGGATATGAATCTATATGTGCCTAAACGCCAAGGAAATTTAAGGGACAAATCTTTCGTTAACAAAAACCGAATAACTTATGCTGCTCCTTATGCACGAGCTCAATTTAGAGGGTTTGTTAACGGCAGCAGAGTCAGAAACTATACGACTCCAGGTACCAGCCGTCGTTGGGATCTTAGAGCAAAAGCGAATCACATGGATGATTGGCGTAGAGCGTTTATCAAAGGAGGAAACTTGTAATGGATTTATGGGAACGATTATCTGACTCGATAGATTCTATTCAAGGCCTTCCAATGCCATGCTCGATGGGATTTCTAAACGTTGAAGATACACTTTGCGTTTATTCTATGCCGGGTAGCCGAACAGTCGAAGAATACTTTGACGGCACGAAAGAGCGTGAAATGCTCTATGAGGTCGGATTTAACACGAAAGACCAAGAAAAAGCCAATCAAACTCTTTGGCTCATATCAAATCATTTAGACGAACTCTCAACTCTGAAGTCAGAGGATGGGAGTTTCGTCTTTTTAGGTATCGAAATAAGCGAGACACCTTTTGTAAGCGAACAGGACACTCAAGGGAACTCAACCTATTTATTAGGTATCAAAATCACCATTCATCAATTCAAAAATTAGGAGGAAATTTAAATGGCAGAAAATAGTAAAGAATTTTTACTAAACTTTAAAAACAAATTGGAAATCGATACTTCAGGAAGTAAAGATTTAGATCAAATCGCATCGGCTAAATTCGCACCATTAGCAGCAGGGATCACAACTATTACTCCGGCTGCAGCGGACACTACAGATGCATCCCCTTACTACGATGGAGAAGGATTCACTGATTCCACTGTAACTGGTAAAAATATCACGTTCCAAGTTGCGGGACACCGTGTATTTGGAGATCCAGCTCAAGATTATGTAGCGTCTAAATTCTTGTCAATCGGAGATGAATTACGCACGTTAGCACAATGGACTGATGCCAAAGGGAATAAGGTTCAAGCGGTCGTTACACTAACTTCTATTGTACCGTTTGGCGGTGCAGCCAATGCTAAACAAACGTTCAGCTTCACAATGGCATTCAACGGCAAGCCAAAATCGGTAGCGGCGGGGGAGTAATTAGCCCTACCAGTGTAGCATTGAATAAAACGACGACTTCACTTGTGGTTGGGGCAAACGAAACCTTAACAGCTACCGTTTTACCGGCAGACGCAACAGATAAAACAGTGACATGGAAATCAAGCGATGCAACTATTGCAGGTGTTGATTCAACAGGGAAAGTAACTGGTGTGAAAGCTGGAACAGCTGATATCACAGTGACTACTAAAGATGGTAGCAAGACTGCTAAATGCACAGTAACCGTTACAGCTGCATAAAAAAAGATTGAGAATGTATAACTAGAGGCTATGAAGCCTCTGGTTATTAGGAGGAAAACAAATGGCTATTAACAATATTATCGACTTAGATGCTAAATTATCGCTAACAAAATCTATGAAAATCGCAGGGAAAGTATATGAAGTTCAAATTTCAGATGAAATTGACAAAACTTTAACCGATTTAACGACTATTGATATTCCAGATCAATTAAAAAATATGACTTCAAAACTTGAAAAAATGGATGAAGATGATAATGGAGCTAAAGAATTCAAAGAATTTACTCAATCTGAAATGGATGAATTAAAAGATAAAGCTGTAACTACTCTAGATGTGATTCTTGGGAGTGGTGAAGGTAATCGCGTTTATAATTTTTACAACAAAAGTACAAAAGCCCTTTTCACAATTATTGGATTGCTTGAAAAAGAGTTGGGGGAAGTTGTTTCTGAACGTAGTAAAACAGCAAAAAAACATTACAAAAATAATCGTAAGAAGTGATTAGATGTTTGATCTAACGAGAAAACCAGAAACAACAGTGATTATTTCAGGTAATGAGTATCAAATTGATTTGTCTTTTGACACTGTTATTCGATTCTATGAACTAATTGACGATAAAAATTTGGAGTCTATAGAAAAAATAATTCTTGGGTTCAAATTGTTTTATATCGATTCAAAAAAAGCAGAAGATACATTCACTTTTGAAGAAATGCAACAAGCTATTAACGACATAGTTGACTATATTCAATCGAATCCATATGGAAGCATTGGAAGTGAAGGAGAATCGACTGGTCAGGATTCAAATATGAATTATTCGTATTCTCAAGACGCTGGAGCTATTTATTCTTCGTTTATGGCAGATTACAAAATCGATTTGTTAAATGAGCAAGGTTCAATGCATTATCTAACTTTCAAAGCGTTGATGTCTGGTTTAAGCGAAGACACTCAATTTCAGCGGATACTAGCGATTCGGTCAAGAAGCATAGCTGGTTTAGAAGGCGAAGAACTAAATAGCTTATTAGAACTGAAAAATTATTATGCTCTTGATTCTGAAAAAACAGTTAACAGTCTTGATGATCAACTAGGCGATATGTTTTCTATGTTAGCAGCACAAGCCAAATCATAAGGAGGTGAGTGTTTGAGCGCGGATGCAACAATAAATATTGATGTGATGCTGTCGAATTTACCTAAATTTAAAACAGACGTTAGTTTTGTTGATGACGTATTAACAAAATTGGGAATGAATACAGGATCAAAAATTGATGATTCATTTAAAGCCGAGACAGCAAAAGTTACAACAATTGCCAAATCAACAAAAAAAGATGTCGATCAAACTTTTGATAAACCAGTTAAGTTCACAATCAAGGCTGATAATTCGGATGCTGAAAAAGATGTCAAAGAGACAAAGGCTTTTTTAAAAGGCATACCGAAAAGCAAAATAACTGAACTGAAGGCGGATAATGACGGAGCATCACTGAAAATAAAAGCTACAAAAGAGGGTATAAGCAAGATACCTAACAGAAAAGAAACAATACTTAACGCAGATGCTTCACAAGCAAAAACAGAAACAAAAGACCTCGGTGATACTGCTGAAAAAACCGAATCTAAGTTTATCAGCTTGAAAGATAAACTATCTATTGGTGCGATTGCTGGTGCTTCTTCACAAGCACTGCAGATTTTAACAGGTAGTTTTTCAGATTTAATCGGTGAAACTACTCAATCATCTGACGCAATGGATAAATTCAAATCTACGATGCAGTTTGCTGGCTTTACAGAAAAAGAAACAAAAGAAGCTGCTAAATTTGTAAAAAAATATGCAGATGACACAGTATATGAATTGTCCGATATCTCGAATACTACAGCACAACTAGCAGCAAATGGTATTGGGAATTATCAAGAGTTAACAGAAGCAGCAGGGAACTTAAACGCTGTAGCAGGTGGTAATTCTGAAACATTTAAATCAGTAGCAATGATGCTTACCCAAACGGCTGGTGCAGGGAAACTAACTACAGAAAACTGGAATCAATTGGCTGATGCCATTCCCGGTGCATCAGGTAAAATGCAAGAAGCGATGAAAAACAACGGTGCTTTCACTGGAAACTTTCGTGATGCGATGGAAGAAGGTCAAATATCAGCTGAAGAATTTAGTAAAGCGATTGTTGACTTAGGTATGACTGATGTAGCTGAAGAAGCTGCAAAGTCTACTAAGACTTTTGAGGGTGCAATGGGTAATCTCCAAGCGAATATCGTTACTAAAATGAATGAGATCGTTGATGGCATCGGTAAAGATAAGCTTACAGATATTATCAGCTTCATATCAGACAATATTACTAAACTATTTGATTCTATTTTGAAAGGCATAGATTATTTAAACGATAATCAGGATAAATTATCGAGTATCTTTGATAATTTGAAAAAGATTTCTAAAATATTTTTCGGTGCTGCGTGGGATGCGGTTCTTGATATTATTGAAAAACTCACTGACAATTTTAGTTTACTTTCAAAAGAAACTGGCAAAACGAAAGACCCATTACAACGATTTGATGATGTCTTAAGTGCTTTGTCAAAACATAAAAAGGGAATAGCACTTCTAGGTAAAGCATTAGCTACTTTATTTATTGCTAAAAAAATTGTTGGTGTAGTTACAGCTTTTGGGAAATTACTTGATATATTTGGTGGAACGGCATTACTTGCTAGTCCAATTTTTCTTATACCTGCAGCAATTGCAGGAATTGGATTTGCGTTTTATAAAGCATATAAAACAAGCAAGCCATTTCGCGAGTTCATAGATGGAATTGTTGATGCAGTAAAAAACTTTGTAGAGGTATCTTTGAAGAAAATAAAATCATTTTTTAAAAATGTATCAGAAGGATTTGTTGAATTTAAAGAGTCGGTTACAGAGAAAGTTACTAGCATCAAAAAAAGTATCAAAAAGGTTTTTAATTCCATTATCGATTTCTTTAAAGAGGACTGGAAAGAAGTATTAACATTCATTCTAAATCCAATTGCTGGTGTAGTTGCTCTATTATACAAACACAATAAGAAGTTTAAAAAATGGGTAGATGATCTACTTGATACTATCAAAGATGGATTGAAAGCTTTTAAAAAGAAAGTTCTTGATCCACCATATGATGCAATTACAGACTTGATTGATAAAATAGCTAAAACTTTTTCAAAATGGATGGGCAAAATAGAAAAAGCCCTAGAAAAAGTGGGTAAGAAACTTGGAAAAGCTGCAGAGGTAATTTTTTGGCTTATCTATGGTCCAATACGACTAGTCGGCAGAAAAATAAAAAAAGGGTTCGATGAAGTTGTTGAATGGGTAGAAGACAAACTTGAAAAAGCAGGAAAAATAGTTGGGAAGGTTGTCGATAAAATCTCTTCAACAATAAAAAAAATATTTAATTCTTTATCAAAATCAGTAAAAAAATCAATGGAATTATTTACTGAATATGTTATTGAGCCTGTGGATTCAGTTCGAAAAAAAGTCGTTAAAACAATTAGTAACTTAGTAGATAAAGTAGTCGATTTCTTTGTTGATTTAGTCAATATTACAAAGCACAAATGGAGAGAAATAAAATCCTCGATGGAAAAACCGGTTGACGATGCTAAAGAAAATGTCTCTAAAACCATCAGCAAATTAAAAGAAAAAATAGCTGAAATTTTTGACCGTATCAAATCAACAACTAAAAGCGCATGGAATACAATTAAGCGCTACACAGTGGAACCAATAGAGGACGCCTACAAAAAAGTAGTTAAAAAAGTAGGAGAGATTTATTCTGGTGTGACAAAATATTGGAATGATTTAAAGGACAAAACAAAAGAAAAATTCGATGAAATTGTTGACTATGTTAAAAAAGTCCCTGGCCGTATCGGCAAAGCTTTTAAAGATGGAAAAGAAGCAATCGGCGATGGTATTAAAGCTGCAGCGCAATACATGGTTGATATTTTAGGTAAGGGAGTCAATGGCGTAATTAAAGGTATCAACTGGGTACTGGAAAAAGTTGATGCACCAGATTCTGTTCGAGTTGATAAATGGGATGTTCCTAAATTTGCTACAGGTGGTATTCACCAAGGTGGATTGATGCTTGTTAACGATGGCGAAGGAGAGGAATTGGTTCGACATCCTGATGGAAGAATGGAAATTCCAAAAGGGAAAAATGTTTTGATGCATGCAGAAGCTGGTACTCAAGTATTGAATCATAGCCAAACAAAATCGTTTGCTGAAGCTTTTGGTATTCCAATGTACGCAAAAGGTAACGTAAGTAATCTAGGTGATTTCTTCAAGTCTGCATGGAACGGAATAAAAGACATTGGTTCTGATATTTTAGATGCAGTTCAACATCCAGTGGAGTTTGTCAAAAAAGCTATTTCAGAACATGTGAATTTTGATGCTACTCATCCAGTATTTGATATTGCTACAGGCGGTGTCAAGAAAGTAACAAATGGCGTTATGGATTGGATCAAAGATAAAATAGCAAGTTTTGGTTCTATTGGTGGAAGTTTTGACGGGGCGATGGCTGACAATGTCTATAAATATTTAGTAGATATTGCAAATCAAACAGTAAGTAAATTTGGCATGAGTGGTATCACTTCGGGTTATCGACCAGGAGACCCTTATTACCACGGAAAACACCAAGCGATTGATATTGCTTATCCTGCTGGAATGAATGGTTCAAGTAAGTATTTCGATCCTGCGAACTGGGTGTTTGAACATTTTGCTGATAAGGTTGGCTATGTTATTACTCAAGGTAAAGTTCGAGATAGAACAGGTCAATCAGGGCAACCTGCTACAGGAAATTGGGAGACATGGCCAGATAACGATCACTACGACCATTTGCATATTACAGGTAAGCTTGGCTCTGGTGATATTTATAAAGCAGGCGAAGGTGGCGGAAAAGGTTCGCCTACAGGTTCTGGCGTTGCAAGGTGGACTAGCCAATTAAAAGAAGCCTTGCGAATGAATGGATTACCAACCACTGCTTCGTATGTCAATGCTTGGTTAAGGCAAATCGAAACTGAATCAGGAGGCAATGAGCGTGCTGTTCAGCCTGGAATAGACCCAGATGGTGATGGCTCTGGTCCAGCAATGGGACTAATACAAGCTAAGAAAGGAACATTTTTAGCAAATGCGTTTCCTAGCCACGGAAATATTTTTAATGGTTTTGATAGCATGCTTGCTGGTATTAGATATGCACTGAAAAGATATGGTCCTGATATGCTCGCAGTCATTGGTCATGGTCATGGTTACTCAAATGGGGGAGAAGTATTTGGACCAGAGTTAGCTATGTTTGGTGAAGACCCTGCTTATCCATATGAAATCAACATCAATCCTGCAAAACCAAGTGCAGATATGCTGATTCAAAAAGCGATTGTTGCAAGAGAGAGATACAAACCAGCCGTACAAACAAATCAAGCAGTTTATTCAAATCAACATCCAAGTGGCGGAAATGAGCACAAAACGATGAGTAAAAAAGATATTGAAACAATCGTTCAAGCGTTAAATGAAAGACCAGTGCGTGTCGAAAGTATTCTAGACGGTAAGAAAGTCAGCAAAAGCGTAGATGAATATACTGGTTCATCATTAGCAAGAAAACTATATATGAGAGGAAAGAATTTCAATGGAAGATAGAACATCTGTATTTCTCCAATTTAGTACAGGTAAATTTGACTTACTAGCAAATTACCGAATAAAAATCATTGATATAAAAATTGGGATGCCAGTACCTAAAAATGAATTTTCTTCTTATGCAGGTTCAGTAGGAAAAAAGCTGCTGACACACTCATTTGATTCTTTTCCTATTACTTTTGAATTTGATTATTTTGCAGACAATCTAAATGATCTTATTTTGACTGAAACAGAATTGAGAGAACTATTTAATAAAGAAGCTGAATACTACTTTATCTATACGAAAGAACCTGGTAAAAGATTTCCAGTGATCGTTGAGAGTATGACTATAACCAAAAAGGCATATTTTAAAGGAAATTGTGTTGTATCATTTTCCGCCTATAAAGGATATTCTGAATCGATGGCAACGACTTTATCTGATTTCAGTTTGGATGAGGATTGGCAGTTTTCTCAAGGTCTAGTTTCTGAAGATTTTAGTTATACACACAATACTAGTTTCTTTAAGATTTTTAATGCTGGCAGTTTTGAAATTGATCCGAGAGAGTCAGATTTACGTATTACCCTCGAAGGAGAATCAGAAGGAAATGTGACTATTTTCAATAAGACCACAGGCGATCGTTTCATTTATTATCCTTCTCTCTCAACTAATTTAGGGCAGACGTTAGTTTTGGATGGTGTATACCCAAAATTGAATGGTGTAAGTTGTGGTATTGATACAAACCATGGACTAATCACTTTAGCTGAAGGAGTAAATGAAATCGAAATTCAAAATATTACTCGCGTGAAATCTTCTTGGGATTTCCGTTTCTTGTATAAGTAGGTGATACTTTGAAAAACATATTAATACGCAATTATGAAGAAACAAAAGAGGAAATCCTTATTAACTATGATAAGGATTCTTTTTCTATCTCGTGGCAACAAAACGAAACATGGGAGCTATCTGTAACTGTACCAGAAACAAAAAGGAATCAAATAACCTTTGATTTAATTGACTATGAAAACTATGTTGTTTTTGATGGTCAGCAGTATTCAATCAAGCAGATGAGACCATATGCTTCTGGTAGCCAAATCTATAAAGATGTAGTAGCAACTCATGTCTATTACACTATTCAAGATGGATGGCAATATGACACTATATCTGGAACAAAATCAATCAATGATCTTTTGACTCATATTTTTAAAGCTGGAAACCGAGGTTTTAGTTGGGAAGTTGTAGATCCCAACAATGTATTTTTAAAAAAGGAACAGGAGAACTTTGGAAATGATAATTATTTAAATCTTATCAATGAAATTTTGGAAGATTACGGTGCCGTTGTGATACCAAACAATAAGCACTTAGTATTTTATCCCATTTCAGAATATGGAAATATAACCGAACAACAAATCCGATATAAATATAATACAGATGAAGTGTCGTTTGATATTGATACTTATGCTTTGAAAACACAAATTAAAGGATTTGGTAAGAAAAAAGAAGACGACTCATATTATTTTAATCCAGTTACTTATACCAGCCCCGAGTCACAGAAATGGGGAATCAGAATACAAGACCCAATAGAAGACGAACGTTACACTATTCAAAATAATATGATTGAATATCTAAAACAACAGTTACACGACTATCCAGATGTTTCAGGATCCGTAACGCTAAAATGGGCCGTATCTCTTAACAAAGGGGATAAGGTCCTTTTTGTTTATGAACCTTTGAATATAAGTACCTACATTCAAGTTGTGGGAATTACTGATTATCCAGCTATCCCTAATAAAGCGCCAGAGATTGTATTATCAAATACCAAGAAAACAATCACTTCAATACTGGCAAATCTTGCTAAGAAAGGACTGATGTAGATGGGGCTTGTTAAACTAATATCAAATAATATTGCTTTAAAATGGAAAGAAACATTCAATAAAAACGTTGATTATCTGAACAATCTTGAAAAGAAATTGTCTGATCAAGACAAATCAACGAACAGTCGAATTGATAATCTCGTGCTTCATTCAGGAGGTGAATCTCCTAACGAAGTAGTGGATGCACGTGTAAATAATAAAGGAGAAATCTTTGATACATTGCACGGCCGATTATTAGAACATGAAAACCTGTCAGAAGAACAAATTAGTGAACTAGTTACGAATGCAGCGAGCCAGAAAGAGCAAGTGCAACAGCTGAACAAAAGTGTTGAAACGTTAGTTGGAGGAAGTAATCAAATTCTTGATATTTATGTTTCAACTGACAAAGGAAGTGATGTCACTGGCAATGGTAGTGAAGAAAGGCCCTTTGCCACTATACAAACCGCTGCGAATCAAATTCCTCTTATTGCTACTCAAAATATTACAATCTGGGTGGATGATGGGGTTTACCTGGAAGACGTAATGTTTAAAAGTATTAATGCGAATACGATAACTATACAAAGTCATAACAACTCCGAAAATATAGATTTATCTAAGAGTGATCTTTCTGTAAAAGTAAGGAGTATAGGATTTTATTACTGTAGCGGCTATTTCAAAATTAGCGGGCTGCAGTTTGTGGATATGAAAAATTCAGTTAAAATCGACGGTACACCTTGCTCTGTTGTTTGCGATCAAGGAGGAAGGTTGGCAATTCATAACTGTAAGTTTGCAGATAATGTTAAGGATTTTGTTTCGAACACTGTCTATGTCGGTGGGAATACTAGTTGCAATCTATATGGCCCATGTTATTTCGCTAATCAATATATAGCTACTCGATCCCGACTGCTTGCAGATGTGGTTTTAGAAGAAGTAAACGGAAAAAATAATTATATCGGAATGGGGTGCTACGCTGCTACTATAAGAGGTACTCTTCCGGTTAGCTTTTCAGAAATCCCTTCGAAAGTGGAAGGCAATGGTCTAGTAATAACGAAAGCGACGGTGTTGTCCTGATGGTGTACAAAACAAATGAATCGATCATTGTGATTCAAGCAGAAGCCACTAGTCCAAACAGGACGAATGTTGTTTTTTGGTCGCATGATCGAGGAACAGCTAAGCTCAGATTTAAATTAATGAAAGATAACTTACCTCAATCAATTCCAGATGGAACAACTGTCCCAATTCGTTTAACTTTTAATTCTCCAACTGCAGAAGGTGGAATTGGTAAGCATGATTATTTAGCTACAGTCGAAGATAAAATTGGTGGAATTATATCAATTGTTCTTCAGGATAATATTTTAGGCTATCAAGGTGTAGTTCATGGATCTATTTATATGGATTTTCCAGGCGATACTTCATTAGATACGGCTGGAAGATTCTCATTTGAAATTCAACGCAGTCCAATTGATGATAGTACGCCAGAGCTGGAAAATTATTATTTCAATGGTTTCAGTCAGACAATCGATAAAATCGAAAAAATTCTAGCTGATGGGAAGCTAGAGATTGAACAGAAAATTGCGGAATCTGAAACGCAGATTGATGCGAAATTAAAAGACACAAACGACAAAATCACGAAAGCCAATCAAGATGTCGCAACTCTCAATACGAATATTGATAAGGCAAATGATCGTATTGATCAAACCAATCAGCAAATAGGCGATCTCGGTCAGCTGAAAAGGATGTACTCTAATAGCATTGATTTTGGTGGAAAAGGATCGTCTTTATCAGATTTTCTCGATGCTCCATACTATTTGAGTAAAGTACCCCTGCAAGAAAACATTGCGAATAGAGCTGTACAGTTTCCAATCAGTTCGAGTAACTATACCCTCTACTCAGCTGATATGCAAGAACCTTATATTGCTGGTGAAACTTATACGGTAACCATTAGTGCTACTAAACCCTCTGCTCAAACATTTAGAGTATATAGTGAAGGTACTACTGATTATTATTTTGGTGATCTAAAACCAGTAGAAGGATTAGTTGATGTATGGTCTTTAACATTTACAACCACAAAAGTCAGCTCTAAATACCCCAAATTATTACAAATTTTACAATATCCAGCAGCGACGGTTGGGGCTTGTAAAATTGACTGGCTAAAGATTGAAAAAGGTGACACCCGAACTCCAAATATTAGTGAATATAAATACTTCGGTGAAGGATTGAAAGACAGTAATAATCCGAATGATTACAGTTGGGATGTCACTCCTGAGTATACAGAAAAACGTTTGAATGATTCTGTTAGCTTAACCGAGCCACAATCCATTGATGGAACTAAGAATTTTTTAGAAACGCCAATGGTAAATGGGGAAAAACTATTAACCGACACCGCGATTCCGTTTGAGGCGTGGTATGTTCAAGCAGCGGAAATTCGTCCAGCTTCAAATGGTAGTAAGCTTCCTGTAGGGAGAGAACTTACAACTATTGGCAAGAAAAACAGGCGCTCAATGAAAAGCAATCCGCTGAATTGGAGTTCGGATCAATTAAGTGCTGAAGTCGTGCGTGATTGTACTCTACTGATTGATGGAACAGTAGTGCTTGAGTTTGGTGGAACGAGTGGATCCTGGGCTTATGTAGAAATACGGAATGGTATTGACATAATTGGAGAAGTATACGGTGCAGGTATTAGCCAGCAATATAAACTTTGGTATAAAAACGGAATTCCTTTTTCTCGCTATATTACGTTAAAAGCTGGAACTCAATTATCAATTGGCGTTTCGATGCTTGAAGGTACATCACTAACAAAAGCAGTAATATCCCATTTTCACGTTATGGAAATTGATGAATAAAATTGAAGGAGAATAAATATGAAAGATATTTGGAAATACGGACGAATCGGTGGGAAATACGCAGGAAAAGTATTGGACGACATGCTTGTGTCCGTTCCTTACACGGATCAGCCACCACTTGAAGGGGTTCGTGCTGATGGCGAACCGTTAACAATCGACGATCAAATGTTTGATCCTAAATTGAATCAATGGATTGTTTTAGCGAACGCACTAGATCACAACGATTTAAACAATCTCAAAGCAATGTATGAGTCGTTAGAAAATGAGAACGGCGATTTAAAACAGCTCAACGCCAAACTCATGCTAAACAATGTAGCAATTAAACAGGAAAATACTGCATTGAAAGAAAAAGCGGATAGTTTAGCACAAATCAATTCAAAAACGATGCTTGCTTCGTTCCAAAATAGCAAAGACATTTCAGAAATTAAAGAGCAACTAAATCCAGCTTCAAAGGGAGGTGAGTAGTATGTTTAGTTTTAGCGATGTGAAAATGATGTATGATTGGGGCTGTTTTACTGACGATCAAGTTCGACTATTCGTTCCACTATGCATTACAGACGAAGAAGCAGATAAAATCATTGGCAAAGAAGAGAGCGCATCTTAATTGATGTGCTTTTTTTGTTGGAAAGTTGGTGGAACATGAAAGAAGAAGCGCTCCAAGACGTTGTGGAGAGATTAGTAAGAATTGAAACAAAATTAGACAACTACGAATCACTTAGAGAAAAAGCTGATAGTGCAAAAGATTTGGCAGATAAAGCCTATTCAGTAGCACTAAACAATGTAGAAGACATCAAGGAAATGAAAAACAATAATAAATGGGCTTGGGGCTATATGATTGGCTTAGGCATTACAATCATTGGCTATTTCCTGACTAAACTATAAAGGAAGCGAAAAAAATGGTTTTACCAGATAAGTATTATCAAGTCATTAAATGGACAGTTTTAACAGTATTGCCAGCTGCATCTGCTTTAGTAGCCATGTTAGGGAAAGCGTATGGATGGAATGGAACAGATATGACAGTACTCACTATCAATGCAGTAGCAACATTCTTAGGTGTTATCACTGGTGTGTCTGCATATAACTTAAAAAAATAGGAGGAAAAAAATGAAGAAGAAAATCATTTTATCATTGAGCCTATTAACGGCTCTTTTTTTATTGCCAATTAATGGATTTGCTGCAAAAAATGATCAGGGTGTGGATTGGTCGATTTATCAAGGGGAGAACGGAAGATTTGGGTACGCACATGATAAATTTGCTATTGCACAAATTGGTGGTT